GATCAGCCTATGACTAGCCATCCAACCGATGATCTTGTCAGCATAGGTCTGCGGAGAGTTACTCGTGTAATCCTGATAACCATCACCCGCATCAAACGGCGTCAGACGATAGATGTCATAGTCCTCTTCCATCCGCTCACGTAAGGACTCTGTCTCATCCTCGTGACGCTGGACAGCCTGCATGATCTCGTCTGGATCGCAATCAGATTTAGCCATTCAACATCACCATCGCTTCACCTTAATGCGCTCACGACCACGAATAACCCCGTAACCGAACCTATCCACGATCCCATATATAAGCGCCTTTACTCCGTGATTATACTTGTCTTCAGGACTCTGCCCTACAATATTACCATCACGGTCTGTCTTCCATTTGTAAACCCGCGTCTGGCCATCAAACGGGTTTGGGGCAGCACCAAGCTCACTCAATACTCCCACAGCTTTCGGTGAGATAACTATCTTCGGCCTGCCATTCAGCGGATCTGGCTTGAAAAAAGCCTTGAGCCGCTCTGTGCCCTCGTTAATCCTAACCCTCTGATTCGCCAGGTACAGCCCAGTCTCTTTCAACCAGACTTCAGTCGGCGCCGCCATAGCCTGATGCTGAGTACCAGCCACATCGATCGCCCCAAACTGTACGTCCTGCCACCACTCCCGGGACTGGCACACTCTGATAATCTCGTCTGTAACAAGCCCTCTCTCGTAGACCTCATCAATCACACGCACCTGCTCATCTACGATCTGTACCACCTCTACCGCATATGCCCCCGCATACCCTGGGTCCATCCAGATATGTACTGGCAAACCAGGCTCGTACTTCACATCCTCAAGATGCAAGTCAGCTCGAAACTCAGTAAATACCAACCCAGTAGGCGGACACGGTATCCCCTCAATCCTCTCCAAAAAGAACTGGTCAGGACTGTTATCCCTCAATGCCAAAATCTCCGGGTCTTCCTTCCCACCCGGATACAAATGATGATTGCTCCAACTAGGCAACGTGAAACTCTGCTCATCACCAGCACCCGCCTGCCACGCCGTAGCCAACTGCGGATACCAACCAAGCGATCCCTCCATCGTCCCACTCAAGAACATCCACCCCTTCTTCGGCGCCAAACGGCTCCTGATGCGGTAGAACGTCTCATGGTCTAACTGGCTAGCCTCACACCCCACGATCCCATTAGGTGCCCTCATTGCCAGTGTACGGGGGTCCTTGCCACTCTTCGTCTCTATCCTCGTACCATCTGCCAACACTATCCGACCTGGATCAACACGCTTCGTAGATTCAGCCAGTACCCCCAACGCAGCGAAATCACTAACCAAGTAATCAAACTCAGCCCTAGTACGCTCATAGTCTGCTGCTACCAACCAGTACAACCCAGGCCCTTCCGTCTCCATGAACCGGCTGAGCAAATACTTACTTGCAACCATGCTCTTGCCAGCCTGCTCACCGCCACTCACCAACACGTACCGCTTGCGACTACCCAAGATCCCACGCTGCAAGTCCGTAGGCTCGAACTGCACCTTGTCAAACAAGTAATCTACTACGGCGGGTGCTAATGGCATCAGTTAATCTCCGTTATCCCATTTGCAGCTATCTTTACCGCCCACCCACTGACCTCTGCCCCAGCTTTGCGCCTCAAGAAATCCTGCACTGCCTCATCGGCAATCTGAGTCTGGAAGATTGGTGTGCGCTCCCCAACATACTGCCCCTGCACGTTGTACCCAAAGTGATCCAATGCGTCCATGTACGGGTCCTCACTATCCTCATCACCGTTAGCCACCAGGATCTCAATCACCTTGTCCTGGTCGTAAATCACTATCGGCCCCGTGTTGAACTGCCATCCAAACCCCACGAAAGCTGCATCGAACTCGTCGTAGAAGATCGTTCCCTCAAACTCATCCCACTGCGAGAAGTATTCACACAGGGTCCGAGGCTCGTGCACTAGCTGGCTGTCTGGCATCAATGGCTCCTTTTTAGCAAAAATGAATTGTCGAGGGTAGGTACTTAACTAAAGCCGCGCCCGCCAAGCCATGCCGGGGGGGTCGCGCCTGCGTTCCACTAATTGCCGCCGCTCTGCCCCGGCTCCTGGTCACCGTCTCCCGTCTCGCCGTCCAGGTGGCCGCCGTCCTCCCCAGTTTCCCCGGGGTTCCCTGATCCCTCGATGGTCTGCCGTCCTGTCGCCCTGGTGCCAAGCAACCGCTCCGCCTCCGCCACTGCCCGGGCCCCGGCGTCCTCGACCGGCTGGCCCTCCACCGTCTCGGCACTGGCGAGCTGGCGCAGTTCGGATAGAGTGTCCCGGGCCGCCACCGGGTCGAGGTGGACGGCGGGTCTGTACTTCAACGGTAAAGTTGCATTTAAAAGACAAATTAATAACGTCGGGTTGTTGCCTGGTTTCATCTGCTTGACCAGTCCCCACGCCAGCGACTCAAGCCGGTCACCAAAGCCGCCCCGGGCCAGCTCCAACCGGCCAGCAAAACCGAGAGCGTCAGTACGCCGCCAGTGTTCCGCCGTCTTCCTGGCCACCCCTGCCGCGTCGCAGGCCGCCGTTAGGTTGCCGAGGGCCTCGAAGGCTTCAAGCACCTGCTCTTGCCTCCGCCAGGCTGGGAGCTGGAGCTTGGCTTTTTTTATCTCAGCCGATGAGGCGGAGGAATCTTCCCCACCCGCAATGGCCGCCAGTTGCTGTCCCATGTTGGCTGGCAGTGGCTCGCCAATGTCCCCATGGTCAACGGTGGCGAGACCGGGACGCACCAAATCATAGGCCGCCTGGGTGGCATCATCGGGGGACTCGCTATGATCATGCGACTTGTTATTTTTCATGCCTAAATGGTGCCGGTTCGGCAGCTCTTTAGTCAATACCAAAACGGCCAAAAATTGGACCCGATGCGCCCGGCCCCGTAGGCCCTAGCCGGAGGGGTCGCGCGCAGTTACTGTAACTGCTGTTACTGCTTGCTTACGCTACCGCTACAGCAAGCAGTAACTGTTACAGCTACAGTTACTATACCTATATATACACCGGCAATTGCTTGCACTATGGAGCGCGGCCAGGCATAATTAAGACCCAGGCAAAACCACGCACATTAGGAGGCGCACAAATGGCAGGAGAAAAGCTAGGAACACCCGCAGAAATCGAGGCATATCTTAGGAAGGTTGCCGAGGGCCCCTGGGCCAGTTACTGGCTCAAAGGCTCAATAGAAACATTGCTCAACCGTGACGCCCTGGACGCCACCCGAGATGCTGAATTTCTGGCCGAGTGGCTAGGAGCCCGAGCCAAGTTGATATTGGAGGGGAAATAGCCATGGCTCTATCGAATCAAATCCCACCCGATCAGATGCCATTCGGCCCACCGTTGGACATCTGCCCCGAGTGCCTACTATCAGAGATAACCGACCGGGTCGAGGGCGGAGACCCTGAGATAGGCCAAATGTACCGGCTAGTTTCGGATGATTCCTGCAATCAATCCAACTCCCGTTATTGCCAGTCCTTCAGACATTCCGAGGAGGTCTAACTCGCCAGCTCCCAACCTGGGCCGTCCTCCTGGGCGGCCTAGACGGGAGCTGGCGAGCTCGCCAGCTTACACACACACGCGGAGGCAATCCCGATGTTTGATTTCTTATCCTACCTTCTCTGGCGCATCTCCCACCGTGGGCCCGGTCTGCCCGTTGATGAGGCCATCCCCTACGCCGTCCCCATCCGAGGAATCCGTGGGACTAGCCCCGGGTTTTTCACCATCATGAGCGGTTCCCAGCTTATCCCCTACGGGCGCGGCTCCGAGTTCATCCCGGGCAGAGGTGGCAACTAATGAGCCACCTAATCACCCTCAATCCCGGCGCGCCCTCGGAGCAGACTGTTAACCCTCAACAGCTCCAGGTGCCCGACCTATGGCACACCGCGCAAGCCATGATTGACGGCCAGCTCACGACCTCCAAGCCGGTATTGGCCCGAGCCGGGGCGGAAGTCCTCGAGGCTTGGCACCTGGCCCACGCGCTAGCGGGTTACATCAGGGAGGAAGCCGCCAAGATGCCGTACGGGCCCCCGCAGGCCATCTGCCCTGATTGCATGTATGGCGAGCTGGCCGAGTCCCCCGACGTTGGCGCGGCTTTCATCCTGGCCACCCCGCCCGACTGTCAATCAATGCGCCACACCGAGGTTTAACCGCTCCGACTCTGCCGTTGCCGTGATCATGGCGGCGGCAGTCCGGAGCCGTTAAGCGTTACGGCTTACACACACCAGGAGGCACCCCAATGATTGACGCAACCCCAGAGACAATCCAGGAGCTGGCCAAGGTGGCCCGGGCCCCGTTCACCCTGGAGACCCGCAACGACGGGTCTAAGTATTGGACGCATGGCAAAGGCGCGGCTGATTGGCTGTACCAGCTCACCCAGGAGGCCCACGGCGGCACCGGCCCCGGTGGGATGTTCGCCGATGATTACCGCTACTCTTTCATAGTCGAGGCCCTGGACGCCCTCGAAGAAGTCGAGGACGCAGACGAGGCCCGGGACGGTTACGAGTTCGAGCCGTATCACTCCCGGCTTTCTGACTGGCTCGGGTCTCACGGCCACCGATTCAGCTATTGCGATGAATGGGCCGAGGAGATGGGCCAGCCCGAGGACACCTATCACCGGCTAGCCGGTGGCCACCTGCAAGAGCGGCTCGAAGTCCTCGACCTGGTGCGCGCCTCCCTGGAGGCCCACCTTGAAACCCTGGCGGCAGTCTAGCCGCCAGGGGCCCGGCGCCGGGGGAGCAGCTCCCCCGGCGCTTAGTCATATCTAACACCAACCAACAACAGCAGAGGATAACGCGAAATGCCTAGATACAAAATCATTGCCAGCAACCGATACGCAGACAC